GGTTAAGGTTGCATCGAAGGTAATCCGTAACTGCCTGTCAACGCCCTCAAACGCAAGCGTAAGGTTGGTCAATGAACGTACACCGGGGTCATTGACCACCAAGTCATACACAAGCGAGCGTAGCACTTCCGGCCTGGGACGTTGACCTAATACGTCTTCCAGCCAAGGAAACCCCGCATTGATATTCAAGAACCACTCACCGCGCCACAACCTGAATTTCTGTTCCAAGCGCTGCCGCGTTGCCTGGGGTTCGTCAACCATCACTACGTCACCGCCAGTTACTCGCACATCGTCATTTCTCAAGTCGTAGTCAATCACTGTGGGCCTCCTGTTGTGCTTGGGCCGGATTCAACACCGCTATGAACGTGCGTATCCAATACGATACCGTTACTGTCTACAGCGCCGCCGCTATTGCTGATACCACCGCTGAACGACGCGGCCCCACCCTGACCCTGACTAACCAAACCACCTGTAGTAGTGATGCCGGATACGGTCAGATTACCGTTGATTGTCACATCACCGTTGTTGGTGGTTGTACTGTTGATGGTGGTTGTATCTGCATTGACTGTCGCATTGCTTGTATTCACTGTGACGGTGGTTGCAGTGGTTATCTCAAGGTTTCCACCGGGTTTAAGGCGCACCTCACTACTGTCATACTGCAAACGTACATCGGTGTTATTGTCCTGTGGTGTCGTGTCCGCAAAGCTGTAAAGCCCTGGGACTGCAATGCAATCGCTCAAATCATGCCTACGACGATCATCAGGCGTCACAACACCGCCTGAACCCAACCATTCGTCAATACTTGCGTCGGTGAAATGCAACATCACACCGTCACCCTTGTTGACGGGCATGGTTAAGCTGGCACCGCCTGAACGCGGGAACACGACTGGCACGTTGGTAATAACTTGCGGTTCGGTAACTTGCCCGTCTGCGTAACGGCTACGCAGTAGCGGCACCACATCCGCCCGCTGTTGAGTATGATCGTAACGTTCAACGCGCCCTGGTACGCACACATGCAATTCCGATTGCACCCGTGATACCGCACGCCCTAGCGCTTCCGTCAAGCTGCGTTTAGTCGGCATAAACTTCCGCCTCCGTGTACCATTCGTTACCTCTAGTATCACAAGTGTGTTCTACGGTATCAATGCGAAATTGTCCTTGTACTTCTACTGACTCAAGAATTAACTGTTCACCGGGGCGAATTTTAGGATTTAACAGCGAACGGACGCGGTAACCAACACCACGGCGCAATTCTTCCTCGTTTTCAGGATCGTCAATGCGCTCTGGTGAATTGATAAGACCGCTAGTGGGAGACAACAACACGCCCTGCCCTTGACTCGACAACACAGGGTCAAGTATCTGCAATTGCCTGTCTTGAATACTCCATGTCACATCTGCCTTACGGGTCACGCGATTCAGCGCGTCACGAATAGTGGTGCTCAGCGTCAAACCGTTACGGTAAACACCTTGCACCTGCACCCCGGTTGCCCGCTGCCCAAGCGCCAGTTCCTGCGCCAGCTTGTCAAGCACTCGCTGCACTGGTGTCTCCGGTGCGAATGACAATGCTACCTTGCGTTCTTTGAGCGCCTGCGCACCGTCTTGACATTCCAACTTGGTGATGATCTCCGGCGGCTGGCGCTGGATTGAAGCATTGGTGATATCTGCAATGGAAAGTATTTCACTTCCCGCCGCATATCCTGCTTCAATCTGCATAACCTGACCAGATGCCAGGAACTGTTGACGCAGACTATCACCGAGTCCGTAAATCTGAACGTCACTGACGTTGGTCTCAGTCGTTAGTGTTTTGACCACACGGAAAACCACACGGAAACGTTCGTCAATGCGTGTGCCTGTCCCGCCTTCCTCGCCTACGGTCACAGCGCAACGTCTGTCAAATAAGATCATGCTTCAGGCTCCACGTAGACAAAGCGGAATGCCGGAGGGTCACCTTCAAAAGCGGTACGCATTGGGTCTTGATTACGGCGGTCACCTGGGGAAACGGCGAACAACTGGCCTTGCGGGAACCGTTCGTCACGCCACCCCGGTAACAGCGGGTAATCCTTGACGACACGAACGCCGCTCAACAGGCGTACACCGTCACCTGTGATAAGGTCTATCGTCCATGTGTCCATGCGTGTGTTGTAATTGGCGCGGATCGTAAACACGCGACGGTCAAGCTGCACATCCATTGACCAACGGGGGCCGGAAGGCCAATTCAGTGTTATCGCCATTAGAAGAACCCCGCTAGTGTGGATTGTCGCTGTGCGCTTTCCGCTGCCTGCGTGGTGGTACTACCCGATGGCTGAGTGGGCTGCCTACCCGCCTCACTGCGGGACGCTGTAGCATCACCAACGTCTTGGTTAGCAGGTGTGCCGATTGCGCTACTGTTGGATGTTTGACCTAGTTCACCCATAGCCGCTGACACAATGGTGACGTGCTGTAACTCAATGTCGAACTGCATTGACTCAGGTCGATTACGCGGCAAGTTCACCCTGGTGATGATCATGTCCTGGTAGGTCTTGTAACCAGATACGACGCTGACTGTCTCACGGGCACGCCATGCTGATTCCAACATGTCAAACGCGCCTTGCGTCTTCCCTGGTTGTGATCCAAAGACCGCCACCCCGGCATCACTGACAAAACCACTGATAATCACACGTTCAGGCGCTAGAATAACGTGGTCAGAAATCTTAGCGCCGCTTTCCACCGGGTGTTCCGTTACTTGCGCGTTGCGTTCGTGACGTTCCTCAATCGTAAGGTCTGCGCTGAATTCGACAATGCCGGATAGTTGGAAACCGCTGTTAGTACGGTTTCCAAACAAGAAGTTAATTATCGCCATTAGTCCACCTCCGGCATGTCGTTCAGTGTGCGGTTTATCTCACGGTTGAATAGCTCACTGAACGTTGCTTCCGCTTCCCGGCGTAATGCTGCGCTTTGTTCCTGCGGTGTACCCTGGGGAACTTGCAACGTTGAATCAATGCGAGCGTTCACCGTGACATTCCGGCTGTTCGTCGTACTGTTCGCCACGTTCTCACGGACACGTTCCGGCGTGGGTGTGTTGAAAGCACCCGCCAATTGATCATTGATGCGTTGTGCTTGTTCCGCCGGTGTCGGCACCGTCAGTGCTTCAGGCGCACGGTTGTTCTTCTGGCTTTCAACCCATTCATTGATCGTGGTGTTGGTGGTTGTAGAACTGCGATTGTCATTCGTGACAGTTTCACCGGGCACCGTCAGTGCTTCAGGTGCGCGGTTGGTGCTCGACGGTGGAGCATTCAAAGCGCCGCCTTCAGGCAATACCAGTTCCCCTGGTGTTCGATTAGTCCCAGACGGTGGTAACGGTGCATCAGCGTCAATATCAGGCGCATCATTTAAACCGAAAAACCCGCGCGTAGCGTCGGGCAACAAGTGTCGTGCAATTGCAACGCCCATGCTCTTTGCCCAATTAAGCATAGACGCACCAATATCCCTCATACCTGCCATTACATCATCGACGCTAGGCACCATGTCCAGCAGGAAGTCGGCCATGTCGCCGCCTACTTGCATCGCCCAAATGGTCAGCGAGTCGCCAAGATCATTGAACCCTTGAATGATGCGAGCCGAATCTAACGTGAAAACACCAGTAATGATTTCACCGATAGCATTAAGCATACTGATAAACGGCTGTAGGTATTCCAACACTTCATCAATGACAACTTTCGCTTTGGCGCTGAATTCTTCCCAGCTTCCCAGCCAGCGACCAATAGCACTGTCACCACCATTGATCCAGACAATCAGGTCTTCAATCGCCAATCCTAGACCGACGATTAAAGCGATGATTGGCAGCCTGGACAGCGCCAGTAATGCACCGCGTAAGATGCGAGCGCCAGCGCCAGCGCCAGTAAGCGCTCCAGCAACAGCCCACAAAAACCCACCCAGCTTTAGCGCCATAAAGCCAAGCGCAGCCGCCATGACGATGCGTATCACACGTTCCCAGCCGCCGAACTTATCAACCAATGAATCAACGATTCTAAACCCATTACTCATAATGCCGAACAGTATGCGGATAGCGAACGCCAATTGCTCAACAAAAGAACGCAGGTTTTGAATCACTAATTCACGGTTGATTTGCCACCACGCGGCGAAGGTTTCAGCCGTTTCAGCGACAACAGGTAGCAACCCTTCCATGATGGTGTTGCGGATACCCTTCACCATGTTGGTGAGTACCATCACGGATTTACGGTAAGCCGCCGCTGCCTTGATACCTGATTCACTCAGCAATGCGCCTGATTGCTCGGCATCATCCCCCATTTGCCGCATGGCTTCGCCGCCGTTGCGCAGCAAAGGCACAAGTGCTGTGGAATCTGACGCCATGGCTTCCATGTAGAAAACCATGTCTTGTTGACTGACGTTGGCTTTCTCCAACGATTCAACGTAGAGCTGTAACGCCTGGGGGCCGGATAAATTACGGAATGACTCAGCGGTAACACCAACCTTGGGGGCGATGTTTTCAAAGAAGTCGGCCATGGGGCCGCCGCCTGTCTGGACAAAATCACCTATGCGGTCGTTGGTTTCCTTGAGAATGTCACTCAGCTTGTCTTGTTCAATGCCGAGCGTTCTAGCACCAGCCGCCATGCGCTGGAATTCGGTGGTGTTGGCATTCGCCAAGCGGCTTTGATTCTCAATTTCCCTGGCGGTTTCTGCGTACCGATTAGCAGCCGCCCCCAAGACACCGATGGTAGCGGTGTAAGCAGCCGTAACCGCCAACGCTGCACCGCGTACTTTCTGCAAGGCGCGTTCATGGCTTCCGGCTGCGTTATTATCAGCGTCAAACCCAAGGCGGGTAATCAATTCCCGAATAATCAAGCTGGCGTCTCCTTGGGTGCGTTAATGTCAGCTTTCATGTCTAGCAAAGCATTGGCATGGAATACATCAGTCAGTGAGTACGTGGCCTGGGGGCCGTCCAACTCCCCCAGTGTGGCAACCTGTTCTAACACCAAACGCCACGCAGGCCATACTTGTTCAATCACCGGGGCTAGTTCCCCCGGCGAATCCCCGGCTACTCGGCGGCGCTTTCGGGGTGTCCAGTAAGTGCCGCCATGCTGAAAAGATCACCCATGTTCACCGCTACCACGAACGCAAGACCCCGGTACAATTCACCGTAGTTGGCCTGGAAGTGTTCGTTGAACGTGTTGGCACTGGTGATATCCTTCCCGTCTACAAACGAGCCGTACAGCATGGCTTCAATGAGCGCTGGTGTCTGCGTCTCGTCAATGTGACTCAACAGCTTGGCAACCACGCTATCAACGTCCATCGCCATTAGTGCGTCTACCGGGTCACTTCCCTTCTTAGCGCCACCGATGGCATTGATGACAGGAGCCACCGCGCCGCTGACCAACGGTGCCAGCTTAGCTTGCATCTTGAGACCGTACATTCCCGGCCACGGGGTAACTTCCCATTTGTGACCGTTGATGATTTTACTTTCTGGTGTGCGTGCCATGCTTTACGCTCCTTGCGCTGTAGACTGTGTGTTGCCGCCAACAAACGAATTGATGCGGGCACAGTCCATCACCCATTCGCGATTACTGATTTCCTTGGAAAAATCTTGGTCTGGCATCTTCTGTACCCAAGCCGCACTGGCATAGTGCAAGGTGCGTCCGCCTGTGTCCTTAACCATCACAGGAACAACGCCGTTGTTGGACTGTTCATCGGCAATCATGAAGCCGCTAAGCACATCGTTAGCGGGGCTGGTTTGCTTCAGGGTGATAGTGATAGACCCTGCACGGTTGGCGCTCTTAGAACGGCTGGTTGACCCGTCAGCACCCGTGACTTTGGTGAACGCTTGTTCATCGCGGGAAATGCTGACGAACGTACCGTCAGCTAAACCCGACATAGGTACGCCACCCACGATTATTTGCACTTCGTCACTTGCGTATGAGTAAACGCCTGCTGCCATGATTATTACTCCTGTTTACGGGCGAACGGTGCCGCGAATTTCAACCGAGTTAATAGCACCCGTGTACGTTGCGTCAAAGGTGATACCGGGGAAATGACGCGAGCTACGGTCTGTCGGGTCTTGATCTTGCCAACGCGGTGTATTCACCGTGTAGTTGTCTGCAATGACCTGACGATCAACCGCCATGTCAAGACGACGACGCACCACTTCGGCTTCGATAATCTCGCCGCCACCCGCATAAGGAATGCGATCAACGCTGGCTTGATAAGCCACATAATCTTCCTGCATGCGCTGCTGGATCCAGTCGATACCACGGACGATATCGAGATAGATTCCCGGCTCACTGGTGTAACCACCATAAGTGACGCTGTTGCCCGCTACGCTATCGTAGTAGTTGCAACGTTTCGCACGTAAGGCCGCAATCTGACCACTGCTGAAGCTGTCGGTTGGAATGCCGGAAAGCGTTTTCCATGACCAATTGGCAGTGCCTGGATCAAGCGGCAACATGCGACCAAACCATGCGGCTTCCGGGTACGCTTCAGCAGCTAGGGTATGATAGAAAACACCCGTGAGGCTAAGGTTCTGGCTCAATATCGTACTGGCGATATCGGTATCAATCTGCGCATCCAGAATGTCCGCATCAGCAGTCATGGCAATGAACAGTTTCTGACGCGCTTGAATGTTGTCCGCTACCGCTTCAATAACATCGGAATCACGCGACTCAATCGCCAGCGCGTACCAATCGTTATCCGTTGCAATCGCGTCTGATAAACCTGTCACCCACGCAGCGGGAAGGCTATCAATGTCACTCTTATGCGCGATCTTCAAGCGGCTGAAACCTTGGTCTTGTCCACCGGCGAAGGCAGCTTCAGCAAACTTGTAAGGTTCAGACGTAGTTGCATAACCGACGTCTTCAACTTCCTGAAGCGAACCAAACACGGGGGTAACGGTGCCAGCGGTTTCCGTGGTGTCTTCCGTCAGAAACAACAGCGTACCGAAACCCAACCGGGTAACGGTCTGCGCTTCAAACGTGACAATAATGTCTGCGTAATCTCGTAGGGCCATGCTCTATACCTCAGCGGTGAAAGTAGCGGTGTAGTCAGTGTCACGGACGGTACCCGTAACTTCAATGGATTCGATCAATCCAACGTCCTCCAATAGTTCTTTGGTGGTACCGAAGCGCACATCAAATATGGCGCGTGGTTCGTATTGGGTTTCCAGCAATTGCGGTGCATCAGTCAGCATCTCAAACGCACGCACTGCCCACCCTGCGTCTGCTAACCGCGTGCGAACGGTGATAAGCTCCAGTGTATCGCGTAGGTCGGTTGCTGTCTGCAATGCGCTACGCGGATCAGGATTGCTTGCTGACTCGAAAACTTGAATACTTACCACGACTTCACGGTCAGCCGTGATGGTGCTGAATCCTGCGGCGTCCGGCCCTGTACGGTAGGGTTCACCGATTCGCGCCACATTGATGATTTGCATAGCGCAATAGGGACGCGGTGGACGCGGTGCGTTGGGGTTCATCCAAATCGTTTCGAGACCTGTCTGGTTAGCTACCCACTGGCGTAAAGCATCAGAATTCATACGTCCACCCGTTGGACAATGCTGCGATTGTGACTCAGGATACCGTTACGCCATTCACTGGAAACCACCACTTCATAATCCTGCTCATTGATGATGACACGATCAGGATTAGCACCGTCTTCCACACTGCGTAGACGACTGTCGCCAATCAGTGTGTAGCTTTTCCGTTCCCGGCGTCCTTCTGGAAGTGACTTCATGTCTTCAGGTGAGGTAGGTTGAACGGATACGTCAACCGTCAATACTGCCTCTACACCTTCCTGGTAGATACCGTTGACCCACTGCCCTGGTTGGACACGCAGTAAAATCAGCGGTTGACGGAAAATAGCGAACATTAGTCACGCTCCCAGCGGATAGACCTTCTCAATGTACCCTCTGATATCAATGGATTGGAACTCCCTTTCTGTGCAATGGTACGCGGCGCGTTTGGCGGTGTATTCAATGCTGTCATGTACTCTTGAATCTGCCCCTGGTGTTCTTCACCGAGTAGCCCCAGCGCTTGATCCAGAGTGATACGTCCCGCTTTGACCAAGTTCCACAAGCGCTCCTGTGTTTGAAGCAACTCAGTCTGCTTTGCGTCAAAGGCACCGCGCACAAACGGACGTGACGGGGTAGTACCAGTTCCAAACTCATTGGCTGCCGCAATCATTAGCAGGTCAACGCCTTCATCGTCTTTACCTGCGTCAGACAGCACGCCCACCTTCACGCCTG